GGATTAGCTTCATCGTTAATGGTTCTCGAGAAGTTTCCTTTCCCGCGAAGCTCTAAGTCTATTTCATAATCCCCGTAAACCTTTGCCTTTGCTTCATCAAAGTCCATTGACAGGTTTTTTATATAAGAAAAGTCTATACGCTCGACGGAACTTTCTTTAGACGTCCAATAAACATAAGGATCGGAAGCCTCCCAAAGCGTGTAATATTTGTTTGTGAATCCTATTATCTGTTTCATGCTATAACAAGTATAACATATTACACAAATACAAGTCAAGGGAAAAATTGGATAATATTTAAAATTTTTTTTAAGGTTAAATTGTTTGCCGATAATGGACGATTATACCGCGTACAAGCAAAAATGGTTTGAATTTGTAGATTATAAGCCCCATCCCGGCCAATTAAACATCCATAACGCGCCCGAAAGTGTCCGTTTTGTCGTCGCGTGTTGCGGTAGGCGCTGGGGCAAGTCCCTTGCGGCGGCGCGAGAGGCAGAAGCACTTGTTACGCAGGCTAACAAGAACGTCTGGATTGTTGCACCAACATACTCTACCTCCGAGCGGATATTCCGCATTGTATATGATGATCTAATCATCAAGCACAACCTCCCAACCCGCCGCAAATCTTTAAATGAGCAGTATATCGAATTTGAATGGGGGTCTGTAATCGAAGGAAAGTCGGCTGAACACGCGGAAAGTTTGATCGGAGCTGGAAATCACCTTGTAGTTATTGATGAAGCATCGAAAATGAACCTTAAAAAGATATTTGAGATGTATTTAAGGCCCACATTATCCGATACTAAGGGTAAATGCCTTATGATTTCAACCCCTGAAGGCTTTGACGGCTTTTATGAATACTTTATCCACGCCCAAAAAGCACCAATGTGGAGTTCCTTTAATTCGCCATCATGGGAAAACACCTACAGCTTTCCAAAAGGTGAAAAAGACGAAGACCTTGTTGAAGCCAAGTCCTCAATGACCCGCGAGATTTACGATCAAGAGTTCAAGGCGGAATTTACGGCGCTGTCAGGGCGTGTATATGCTGACTTTTCAAGAAAAACCCACATTGGCAGTCATCCATATAATCCGATGTTGCCTGTATATTTGACTTTAGATTTTGGGTATCGTATGCCAGCCGCTTTATTTTTCCAGACCGCCAAGATTGGCAAGAAGGGAAAAGACCACATTTTCATTATTGACGAAATATTACATGAAAAGAATCTCAAAATTTCCGAACTTTGCGAAGCGGTACAAAAGAAAAATTACCGCATTGCTCGCGTTTATGGCGATCCGGCAGGCTATCAAATGCAATCGTCTGTGGGCATGGGTGAAGCGGATATTTTTCGGCAAATTACAGGTTTGCCCGTTATAAGCCGCCGGGACAGGTACAGCCGCTCGATCCAATCGGGCATAAGTCACGTTCGGCAATTTATGATGTCCGCTGATGGCGATATAAGATTGCACATTGATAAATCATGTTCTGGGATCGTTGAAGATATTGAATCTTACCGCTACCCGGAACATAAAGAAGGGTCTAATTTGAAAAATGAGCCGCTTAAGGATGGTTTTCACGACCACGGCGCAGATAGCCTCAGATATGGGGTCTGCGGGAGATTCCCGATTCGTAAACAACAATATAAAGTGAGTAAACGATGATTGAACAAGCACAATATTTAATTGCAGAGTCATTAAAAGAGCAAAAAAAGTTATTCGCGAAAAACCGCAGACAGGCAATATACAAATTACTTGATTATTACGCGGGCGATAACACGGCCCAATATATCGAAGATCGCTTTACCGCTGACGCATTTAAGGAAATACCCGTGTCAGAATTCAACGTCACCCGGCGCATGATTGACCGCATGAGCCGCATCTATACCCTCGGGGCCACGCGCAACGTAAATAAATTATACGATGAAATGATAATAAGAAAGTCGTACAAAATGAAGCACATCGAGAAAATGACGCGGTTGGTTGGCACAGTTGCAACGCAAATAGCCTTTAATAGCGAGCCAAAGCCGGAATTTAAATATAATCCCGTCTATTATTTCGATGCTTTCTTTGAAGACGACCCATTTACGCCGTCGGCCATTACTTATCCGATGGTGCAAAACATCCATGATACAAGTGATGTAAATAAACTTTCATACGCCTATTGGGACAAAGACCATTATATCGTTTACGACGAAGATGGCAATATCATATTTGAACAGATGCACAATTACGGAATATTACCTTTTGTATTTACGCACCGGGAACATCATTTAAACGAGTTTTTCGTTACGGGTGCTTACGATATTTGCGCGGCCAACGAACAGATCAATATCTTGCTCACTGAGGCGGCATTAGGAATGCGGTTCCAGATGTTTGGTCAATATGTCATCGAAGGAATGTATGAAGAGGAAAAACTTGTGCGGGCTGGTTCGTCGGAGATCATGGTAATCCCCGAGCCAGCGAGGCTTGATATCAAGTCCCCACAGGCGAATGTGCGCGAGGCGATTGACCTTGTAAAAGCAATTCTCGACTTGACCGCGCAAAATAATCATTTATGGATCACGTTTGCCGAAGACGGTAAATCAGATCGGCCGTCAAGCGGCATAGCTTTAAAAATTAAAGACTTGGAGCGTTTCGAGGATTATCAAGACGACGTTGAACTGTGGGAGGAGTACGAAAGAGAAATATATGATATCGAGCGCACCATCGCCGGGGTTAATGGCTTACGTTTGCCGGAGGAAATGGGTATTAAGTTTAATGAGCCGGAATATCCAATGAGCGCGCAGGATCAAATCGCGCTTGATACCTTTATGCTCACAAATAACTTAATTACGCAAAAGGATTTGATGTTAAAGTATAATAAACATCTTACTGAACAAGAAGCGGAAAAGTTAGTAACAAACAATAAGGAAACGAATGCCGAAGCAACAGAGCCAGAACAAACCGGGGAACAACGATCGGTTTTTAATCGATTACTTACGCAAACTCCGGCGTCTTAATGAACTTGATGTAGAAGTCCCGCAAGCGGACATAAAAGAAGTCATAAAAGACCCTCGCCAGTACGCGCTCGACTTCATCGAGCTTGAATTTGCGAAAACCCTGCCTAAATTTATAGAGTCGTATAAAAACGGCTTCGAGTTCGGGAAAAAGAACAAATGACCCGCGATGATTCGTTAGCTATGCTGTGGAGCGCTATTTTAATGGCAACAACATTTATGATCTGGATATTACTGTCTTGAAGAAAAACGTGGGCATTCAACTGCCGTTTGGCTGGGACATTCTACTCGTCATTATCGGGGCCGCGTCCGGGGCGATATGGTACTATTCCAATTTTGAGAACAAGGTTAATAATATTGACGAAAAACTGGACTCGGCGATGATAACGATTGAAGAGCTTGTATCAAGACATATTGAGGAAGACGATAAGCGTTATGAAAAAGCACAGGTTGCGATGGATAAAATGCAAGAAGAAATTAAATGGTATCAAAAAAACATTAGCATAAATCCGCTTTCTTGGAAAAAGAAAAATAAAAATAAGTGAATAGGGGGGAGATAAGGTTTGGATTGGATGGAAATGTATGCGGAGTACGGCGCCATTGGCGTTCTTATCGGCCTCTTTGTATATGGCTATTTTAGGCAAAGTAAGCGCGCAGACGCTAAGGCCGATGCTGACAATAAGCGCGCTGATGAACAAGCGGCGGCATTAAGCGATTTACAAATTGAAAACAAGGGCCAATCAGAAAACATTGAAAACATTGAAAGCATTTTATTAAAACTGCTTGATCGCTGGAACAAAAGCGACGCCGAAGCAGACCGCAGATATGAAAAGACTATTGAAAACGCCGAAAGACGGCAAGAAAAATTAACCTTTGAATTGCGGACGCATAGCGAGGCGCTAAATTATTTAAAGGGAAAATTAGATCATAAATGAGGTTATAATGTACGAATACAAGGCACGTTTATTACGAGTAGTCGACGGCGACACAGTTGACGCGATGGTCGATTTAGG